CGTAACGGGCTACGGCGAAATAGACCTAAGCAAATTCTTGTCGAGTTACGTTAGCTGGGACTTCGACCCTACGTTAGTAACAGATTTACCCGCTGTAAATTCTTACTACAACTACGACCTAAACATAGGCGAAGAATATTTGTACGAACTAGGTTACACGTCAGCGTTAACGGCTAGCGGTACGAATACACGGATTAACGTATCTAATATTTTTCAAGTAGGCGACCAGATTAACATCTTACAAGACGACGGCGGTACGGCTAATCCATTACTAGAAGGATTGCATACGGTTATTGCCGTGTCTGGAACTTGGATAGACGTAAACGTACCTTTCAGTTCTATAACAAACGTAAACATAAACGGAACTATAAACTACGCGGATAACCGCAAGGTAATAGAATACGACATAACGACTATAGCTAATTGTCGAGTGTTTAACGGCGCGTTCACATGGGTAGAGTTCGCAAGCTACGACGACGATACCTACAACCTAAACGCGAATACAAAGCTATGGCTAACAAACCAACCTAAAACGGAATTCTACTCAACACTAGGACAAGACCTTTTCCTAAACGCAAGGGTTCGAATGGGTAAAAAAATAGTATTCGAAAATAACGACGGCGAACTATTTAGTAAAACTATAGTTAGTAACGATTCGATTACTCAAGTCGCTGTAGGTGCTAACAATCTAGGAACGCTAACGGTTGTTTCGGGAACGTTGCCACTAATAAAAGACGACACAACCTACTACGATTTTTGGTATGAAGACAGCGGACAGAAGTCTATCAAATACCGCGTGAACATAGACAAGCGAACTTTAAACGAAGAGTACCAGATTTGCTTTCTTGACCGCTTAGGTTCTTACTCATCATTCGCATTTCAGCTTAAAAGCTATGAACGTGGCGAAGTTACCCGCGACGAGTTTAACAAAGACGTAAGAGGCTATGTAAGTTCTGGCGAATGGAAATACAACCTAGACGAATTCGGTTTTAACACGTTCAATATTAACGTAAGTAAAACAATCGAACTAAACACGAACTGGCTAAACGAATACATGAGTGCTTACTTTAACGAGTTAATTAGTTCACCTCAAACGTTCATTAAAAAAGTTACCTATTCATGTATTGACGGCATAGTGGCGACGTCTACGGCATACGTTCCGTGCATCGTTCAAACGAACTCCTACGAAGTATTTAAACAACGTAACAAGAACTTAATTAAACAAAGCATAGTAGTTAAACTAGCTAATAACGATAACGTAAATGGTTAACAATGTAAAAATAATTCTACAAGGTACTAACCAAGTAGGAACGCAAGTAAGCACATTTGAAGACCGCGTAATAAACGACGGCGGTACGTTCGAGGCTGGCGGTTGTTTGAATGAGTTTTTAAAATCTTTGGGCGGTACTGCTAACTATGCGGGCGTTCTAGACGTAAGACAAGACGTACAATTCCCGCTTAACTTTTCGGTCGGTGATATTCGCGACATATCAAAGCGAAGCGGTACGTTTTCTAAGACTATCGTTCTAGTTGGTAACGATAACAATAACCAACTTTTAAACCACTACTACGACGTAAATATAGAGGCGGGTACGTTTAACGTGGCTACCTTAACTAAGTGTCAAGTAGTACAAAACAACGTAGTTATTTTAGATAATGCTTTATTACAGCTAATCAATGTAAATAAGATTCAAACGACCGACGCGCACGAACAAGTTGTTAACTACGAAGTGTTAATAAAGGACACGAAAGCGGAACTATTTACAACAATGAATAGTAAAGAACTAAACGACCTAGATTTTAGCGACCTAGACCACTACCAAACGACAACCTTTATTCAATCGACATTTGACAACACGGTAACCGACGGATATAAATATCTATTACCATACGCGACAAGTGGAAATGAATACTTCATGCGTCAAATGAAGCCCGCTATTTATGCTAAAACTTATTTTGATAGGATATTTAACACGGCTGGATTTACTTACCAATGGGACGACTTAATAGCGTCTAGGTTTGACAAGCTTTTGATTCCTTACAATGGTGACGAAAACGCTGTTGATTGGACTGACTACAAAGTAACGGCAAACACTAATTTCGAAACGGCATACGTGCAAGCCTTTCCAGGCAATTTTACCCCGTGGGCGGAAGAAGTAAACGGCTGGACTGAAACGCTAGACCTTCAAGGTATCTTTAATCCTACGACTGGTTACTACACCGCACCGACGGACACCGACCCCGCTAGTTCACAATCTTACGAATTTAAACTAAACGTCGAATTTGAATACATATTCGAGAATCATGACGCGTTACCCGCTAGAGTTTTCCAATATACCAACGGTTCGTACATTCCAGTTACGGGATTCTTTGCGCCTTACTTTAAGGCAATGTCGCCAGGTAACACGGGGACGACAGCATACCTAACCACGCAAACAATAACGGACTATATCCCTTCTGGCACTACTACTTTTGGAGTATACGCAAATACATTGATAACTAGCCCGACTTCATTTATATCTAGTGGCGACATTTTAAAACTTGTCGTAGGTATACAATCAAACATGACTAACGGCGCATACGCTTGGAAAACATCTGCTACTAGTGCGGGTGCTTTTGTTGACGTTAACATTAAAGTAAATAACATATCGTTAGAAATTCTACCGAATAGTAACACGCCCGTTATTGGTGGGTTCTTAAACATGAATGACTACATACCGCAAAAGATTAAACAAAGCGACTTCGTTAAGTCAATCTTTCAGATGTACAATTTGTTTGCAGATGTAGACCCCGAGCAACCGAATAACATTATCTTACGACACCGCGACGAATACTACGACAACGGAACGGCAAAAGATTGGACGTATAAACTAGCAAAAGACCGAGAACAAAATTTAGAATTCTTACCCGATGTTTCTAGCAAGCGAGTAATACTAACTTACAAAGAAGACACCGACGACCCGAACGTTTTATTTAAGCAAAGCACAGATGAAATTTACGGGCAACAAGAATACATTTTCGATAGCGAATATGTCCGCGACATTGACGTAAAAGAATTAATCTTTTCACCTACGCCCATAGCTAAAACAACTTTCGGCGCTATCGTTCCAATGATAAACGGACAAACGCCTAAAACAAATATTAGAATCCTTTACGACGGTGGACAGCAACCTTGCGGGTCTTGGAATCTTATTTCTAGCGGTGTGGCTGGAACTTACGGAATTTTAGAATACCCAGCTATAACACACTTCGACGACGCGAACACGCCAACTTTCGACTTGAACTTTGGAACGTGTGACTTTTACTATTACAATCCACAGACGTTAACTAACAACACGCTGTTTAACCTATACTGGCGTCGAACGATAAACCAAATTAACGTCGGTAAAATGTTAACCGCTTACTTCAAACTAGATGAAGGCGACATACATAGTTTAAAGCTAAACGATAAAATCCGTATCGATAACAGCTGGTGGAATATAAACAAGGTAATTGATTACAACGCAAACGCAAACCAATTAACAAAGGTCGAATTAATAAGCGTGGATAGTGAAATAGATTTAGCGCCATTCCAAACGAACACGGGTAACCCCGCACCTTCGACAACTACGAACACGGCTTTAATGTCGGTGCGTTCTTCTGCAATGAACTCTAGTAACGTAATACTTGAAAGTTCTAATGTAGCGGTTTACGGAACGCGTAACAGCATAGCGCAAAACGTTAGGGGTATCGTAATAGGTGACGACCAAACACTAAACGAAGACGGATTAATAACGCCTAGAATTAACGGCGTAGCTACTCAAAGAGGCGGTTATATTGCTAACCTTACACAAACTGGAACTAGCGCACCTATTGCAAACGTTTTCACGGGTCAGCTTATTGCATGGACTAGAACGTCTGTAGGTGAATATTTAGGAACACCAGAAACGCCTTACGACTTTGTAAATACTTACGTCATGATTAACAACGTAAACCATGACCACTTAACTAGCGCCTACATTAACACGGACGGAAACATAGTAATTATAACTTGTAGAACAAACGGACATTCACACCAAGACGGCATTTTAAATAACACCACGCTAGAAATTAGAACCTACTAGAAAATAATATAGTTATGAACGAAGTAGAGATACCATTAAAACTTACGGGCGTTGGTTCGATGAAGTCCGAACTAAGGGCTTTAAAAGCGGAAATAGCAAACGCAACCGACCCCGCACAAATGGAAGCACTTGCTAAACAAGCGGGTGTTTTATCGGATAAAATAAAAGACGCTAACGACGCGGTTAACGTGTTTGCTAGTGGGTCAAAGTTCGAACAAATTAGTAATAGTTTCGGCGGTATACAGTCTAGTTTAATGTCGTTAGACTTTGAAGAAGCTAGCGAAAAGTCAAAGGTATTCGCTACTAACTTAGGTAAGATAGGTAAAGCGGATATTAGCGGAGCGTTAAAAGGTTTAGGCGGTGTCGTTAAAAACGTCGGCGGTGCGTTTGTTAAGTTAGGCGCACAAATTTTAATGAATCCGATATTTTTAATTACAGCGGTTATTACTGCTATCGTAGTTGCTATCGGTATTTTCTTAAATAAAATAGGTGTACTTGACAAAATTTTAAGCGCGTTAATGGCGCCTATCAATATGTTAATTCAAGGCTTCAAGGATTTAACGGACTGGATGGGTTTAACATCTTACGAAGCCGAAGCGCACGCCGAAAAAATGACTAAGGCTAACGAAAAGGTACAAGAATCTAGTAAAAAACGAAGTGAAAAACTAGGTAGCGCGTACGACTTTGAAATAAGCAAAGCAAAAGCAACGGGCAAAGACACCACACAACTAGAAATAGCAAAGAGTAAAGCCCTAGAAAAAGAAGGTAAAACACGTATACACAATTCACAGATAGAACTTAACGCCTTACAAAAGGTAGCGAGTAAAGACAACGCGGAAAAACGTAAAAAACTACGTGAACAAATAGCAGAAGAAAAGAAAATTATAACACAAGGCGCACGTGATCGCCAACTAATAGCAATACAAGACGCACAAGCGGAAAAAGCACAAGCTATAGCAAACCATAAAGCTAGTGTCGAACGTGCAAAAGAAAACGCAAAGAATAGACTAGACGCAAGCCGAACTATTAAAGATATCGAACTTTCATTAATTGCGGACGATGCTAAACGCGAAGAAGCAATAAACAAAGAAAAGTATATTAGACTACGCGAAGACTTACTAAAAAACGAAAAGCTAACCAAAGAAGAAAAGGCGAAGTTAAAAACGCTTTACGATCAACAAGAACTTGCGGACATTGAAAAAGTTAACCAAAAGATTATCGAAGCGGAAAAAGCACAGCAACAAAAAATAATAGATGGAATTAAAGCGTTTAACGAAACCGAAGCACAGAACCAAGAGGACATATACGAAGTTAATTACCAAGCTGGCTTAACAAGACAAGCAAAAGAACTACAAGACGCGCAATATCAATATGAAGCATTAAAAGCAAAAGCGGAAAGATACGGCGAAGATTACACAAATATTACTAATCAATATCTAAAAGAAAAATCGGACATTGAAAAGAAATACGCAGACGAAGACGAAAAGCTACGACTTGAAAGCGTAGAAAAAGCGAAGAACGAACGCGACGCTAAAATAACTTTTGCTAGTGATATAGCTAACGGGATAACTGCAATAGGTGGCGCGTTTATTAAAGACCAAAAGAAACTTGAAAAGTTCAACAAAGCTAGCGCGTTAGTACAAATAGGAATAGATACAGCGAGGGCAATTAGTTCCCTTGTCGCTATGTCACAAGCAAACCCAGCGAACGCGGTTACGGCGGGGGGTGCGGGTATTGCACAATTTGCTAGCGGTATCGTTCAAATTATTACCAACGTTGCAAAGGCAAAGGCTTTACTTTCGAACCCTTCTAGCACACCTTCACCAGATGCGGGGGGCGGTGGTGGTGGTGAGAATCCCACTTCTGTTACACAAGCTACGCCAGCGGTTCAAATGTTTGGACAAGGTAACAACTTAAATAGTCAAGGCGGTACTAAATCCGCTAACGCTAATCAAAACATGATAGTTACAGCAATCGTAAGCGAAACAGAAATAACGAACACACAAAACAAAATCAGTAAAATACAGCAATCCGCAGAACTATGACAAGTTACCAATCTTTAATAAACGAAATAACTACGTTTTACGATAATCACGTACAAGTAATGAAGGTCGGTTCGGACTTCAAAGAACAAATGTTTAACTTCGCTACAAAGGACGAACGTTACCCTATTATTTACATAGTTCCAGTAAGCGCTTTACCCACCGAAAACACGAACGATTTTACGTTAGAAATTTATTGTTTTGATATTATCCAAAAAGACCGCGCTAACATTAACGTTATTCTTTCAGATTGCCAGCAAATTCTTTACGACCTTTACACGTACTTTATTAACTCTACTAATTACGCCTTTGACGTAGTGGACGTTCCAAGCTTTACGCCTTTGAATAACGACTTGTTAGACTATTGCGCGGGTTGGGTAATGACTGCAACCTATTCAGTAAATAACTGGACAGATTGCGCCGTCCCACTTAAACAAATAGGGGATTAATAATAATATAGTTATGGCAATTTATAACCAGTCTTGGCTTCACACTATAGCCCACGACCTACAAGCACCAGACGTAGACGGCAACTTATGGCAAAGCATTTGTTTGCATTACGGCATTACCCAAACTAAAAACGTGCCTTGAAGAAACATTAAATAGTTTAGAGATATGAGTTTATTAGATACCGCTTCATTAATAGTAACGCCAAACGGGTACAAAGAAGGCACGTTATATTCCGTTATTCCGTCCGATGGTTCGGGAGATATGTCAGTCGTTAGAGCAACAACTGCAACGCGTGTGAATAGTGCGGGGTTAATCGAAAGTATAGCGAATAACATTCCACGTCTTGACTACTCAAACGGAACTTGTCCAAGTTTGTTAGTAGAACCGCAAAGGACAAACCTCGCTCTTTATAGTTCGTCTTTTGACAATTCGGCTTGGGATAAGATAAACGGAACAATGACCGCCAATGCCACAACTGCACCCGATGGCAACACAACCGCAGAACAATGGGCTGGAGATGGCACTAATACAATACACGACTTTTACCAAGCGTTTACGGGTGGAGCAACTACAACCTCAAGTATCTACGTTAAAAAGAATACCGCACAATTTGTTTACATTTCACTTAATCATCAAGGAACGGGTACGGATTGGGCAACGGGTGTTTATGACCTTGACAACCTAACAACTGCAACTTTTCAAAGTGGTGGTGTAACTTCTCCTATTGCAACCATTTCAGACGAGGGCAACGGGTGGCGTCGAATTACTTTAAGCGTATCTACAACGGATGCTAACTTGTATTGTATGTATGGCATCGCAAACTCTTTAAATCCGTCTTTTGGGCCAAATAGAGGTAGGGTTGTATTCAGCACTTCAGCTTCATTCTATGCTTGGGGTGCTCAACTCGAAGCGGGTTCATATCCAACTTCATACATTCCAACAACATCAGCAAGTGTAACACGCAACGCAGATGTTGTATCGAAAACGGGAATCAGTTCGCTTATCGGTCAAACGGAGGGGACTATGTTTGTGGATGCCTACATAACGGGTAAAAGTACAAGCAATGGTTCAACGCTATTCGCAACTGATAAAGTAAGTTCGGGTGCAATTATGACAATTATTTATACTGCATCAGACGCTTTGTTTTTCTATGTTTATGATGGTTCGTCTTTTCAATGTTCTTTGAATGGTGGTTCTTTTAATGTAGGGGATAGAGTAAAGGTAGCTTGTGGATATAAGAACAATGATTTTGTGATGTATATAAATGGAAACCTTATCGCAACAGATACAAGTGGAAGCGTTCCCGCAACAGATACTGCAAACATTAACACATCTATTTACGCAGACAACAACGGAAGTTTTATCAATGCATCCGCACTTTGGAAAACTCGCCTAACAAATACTCAACTCGCACAACTTACAACGATATGATTTATAAACTAACATACGAAAACAAGGAACAAGCAACCGCAGACCTTAAAGCAAAAGGTATTCTTATTGAGGTAGAATTCAACGGAGAGAAACACGAAGCATACGGAGAAGGAGTACAAGCAGTTGTTGAGATAGGATTGATTATGATAACTCCTCCCGTAATGGATGGAATGGAAGTAATCGAGCAACCTATTTACGCAGAGGGATATCACTACGACGTAATGAGTGAAAACACCTACGACTTCGGGAGTAACTTAGTTGAGCCGAAGAATCCTAAACACGCTTTTGCGGGACATTCAGTTACAGAAGAATTCCCATACGAACCACAATTTAACATAAACGGGTAATGGCTAGATACGCAAACAACGGAGTATTTAACGTGAAATATAAGACACGTAACAAAGTTGCGCAGACCTTGCGTAAAATCATTCTAGAAGAAAACCTAATTGATACGACCGCTCTTTACGATTCGATTAGAATTAACGCAAAGATACCCGCACTAGGTGAACTAGAAATACAGATACTAGCTATGTACTATTTTGGTTTCTTAAATAACGGAACGGTTAACATGGCTTCGTTTGATTTGTGCGCAAAGCTTACCGCTAGACTAAATGCAGAAGGTACGACCGCTGAAATTTACAGCCAGTATACCGAATGGATGACAGAACGTTACCCTATCTTACAAGTTGCTAAAATATTAGGTGATAAAAAGAAAATCGTTTATACGTTTGAGCCAATCGGTGGCGAATTTAGCGCGGGTCTAACCTTTAGGGGTTTCTAAATAGCCCATTTCTTTGCGCATTGATAGCATATTAAAAACAAATATTAAAGGTAGGTCGCCTATCTGGTCTGTTTTAGTTAAGTCACCTTCGCAAAGGTCGTATAGTAAACTTTCCCAGCCCCATTTTCTAGCCTTTTTCCCTTGTTCTACAGCTTCTTTGTTAGCCTTGTATTCATCTACGCTATCGAAGTCGTTTATATCGTCGTCTTCGTCGTCTTCTTCATCTGTAGAATTGAACAAGTTTTCGTATTTCTGCATGAAATTTTCCCGATATTTAAGATAGTCCGTAAGGATTCCGTACACGTCCGTTATATTTACGTCATCAAATAGTTCGAAACGTTCAAAAGGACTAAATACGTACGGCTCAAATTCTACATTTTGCCACTTGTCTAGTTCGATACGTCGGTAAAACACGCTTGCGATATGGGAAATATGCGTAATATAGTCGTTAGATAGAAAATATTCTAGGTCTATAAATTCGTAAAGGCTTAATTTCTTAAAATCTTTGAACACGTAAACGTTATCGTCGATTGTTAGTTCGTGTTTATACGTCTTTTTAGGTTCGCTTAAAGACCATTTAAAGCCGTCGAACATTTCGTTAATTTCGTCAATGTCCTTTTCTTCTAGTTCGTCCGCGTCCATGTCTAATAAAATCGAAAGGGTATCCACTTGAAACGTAAAATACCCTTGCGTTCTATCTAGTTGTCGAAGTTCTTTAAACTGGTAGACTTTGACGTTATGCCAGTCCTTCTGTTTCTTCATTCGACTTTTGTACGTGGTTATTTATTTTTTCTGCAACGGCTACCAAATAAGGGACGGCAACTTCTGCTTTTAATTCTCTAATTAATTTAGCCTTTTGTTTAATGTGTGCGTCCGTGTAGTGTTCGGTTTTAGTTAAGTCCGTGCGTTTAAATAACACCGCTAGAACTTCGCTAATATATCCTTTATGCTTATTGCCTAAAATCTTTTCAATTAGTTTCGTGTCTTTTGCTGTTAAACGAAAGTCTTCGTCGTAGGCTTGGTAAGTATACCCGCCAGTTTCAAAACGTTTTAATAGTTCTGAACTTGGAATCTTTGCCGTGTTAAACTTTTCCACGTACTCTTTAAAAACTTCGAAGTCCACTTCTTCGATGTCGTCACTAACACCCATAAACTTAAACACCTCTAAATGTTTTTCGATAATGTCCAAATTTTGGCTTGCGTGAATTTCTGTAATTTCTTCGAATTGCTGAATCGTTAACTCGTTCATTTCGTTAGCAATCTCTTTTCCTAATATTTCTATCATAATATAAAATTTGAACAAATATAAACAAAATGTAATATAGTTATGATTAAAGATTTACCTATTTACAAAATTACAATCGACCCCGAATATTCAGACGGCGAAGATTTAGGTATTGAACAAATAGCGTTTACAGATTCACCAGCGGTAAAAGTTAAAGGTATGGCGTTTTCAAATGTAGAAAAACGTTTCTTTTCCGATAACTTAAAATATAGAGTAACCGCGCCCGCTATGATTCCGATGGAAATTTATAGACGTGACGATGAAGCTGGCGACTATTTCGTAAGTTTTGACGAACAAACAATCGAACAGATTTACGTAAAATTCATGCGTGACTTACAAAATCGTAACGTGTTCAACTTAGAACATGACAAAGAACAAAGCGTACCCGCATACATTCTAGAAGCTTGGATAGTTGAAAACCCTAAACAAGACAAAGCCTTCACAACCTACAATATAGATGTGCCTAAAGGAACTTTGATGCTAACCGCACAAGTGACTGACAAAGACTACTATAACGAACTAGTAAAAAACGAACAAGTAGGATTCAGCATTGAGGGCTTTTTAGGAATGAAATTAAGTAAACACTTAAATAAATATAATATGAATTTCCCAGATGGAGAACACCTAATCGAAGGTAAAATCTACGTCGTAAAAGACGGAGAAATAATCGAAGTAAAAGAAGCTGAAGAAATGGCAGATGTAACCGAAGAAGTAACAGAAGAAGTTGCTATGGAAGACACAGCCGTAACAGAAGAAGAAGTTGTCGAAGAAGAAGTAGCAATGGAAGAAGTAGCTATGGCTATCGACCCAGCTGTAGACACAGAAGCAATTTTAGCAATCGTTAAACCAGTTATCGAAGAAAACGTTAACGCGGTAATTGCAATGATTGCAGACCTTAAAAATCAAATGGAAGAACTTCTAGTAAAAGAAGAAGAAGACGAAATGGAAATGTCGAAAGATGTTAAAATGTCCGCTTTCGATAAGTTCAAAGCTTTCAGAACATCAAACAAGTAATTAATTAAACACAAATAAAACAAAACAAAATGATTAGAAATTTAAAATTTGACCTTGACGTAGATACTAACGCGTTATTGTGTCCAAACCCAGACGAGTTTTACTCACGTGCGTACTTAACAGAAGACATCGCAGACAACTACAGAACGTTGCCAGGTATTAAATCCGCAACTAAATTAGCTAACGTTACTTTCGGGAATTTGCTTGCACCTTCTACGTGTAACTTTAGCGCACCTTTAGACAACCTAGACGCTATTACAATCGACGTTTGTGCGTTATCTGCAATGTCACAAATTTGTCAGTTCGAAATCGAGCAATCGTTTTTAGCTTTGCAAATGTCTCAAGGTTCTAACGGTGATTTTTCTGTAGCTTCTTTCATGTCTTACTACTGGAACGAAATGGCTGGACGTATCGGAAACGATTTAGAGTTAATCCGTTGGCAAGGTGACACAGAAAGTTTAGACCCAGTTCTATCTTTGTGTGATGGTTACTTGAAAAAATTGTGTGCAGATGGTGACGTAATTGGTCAATACGACGGAGCTATTAACGCGTCTAACGTACTTGCTAGAATGACTACGTTGTTACAAGCGTCACCAACGGCTGTACAATCTAAAAGAAACGACCTTCGTTTGTTCGTATCTAGCGACGTATTCGTTAATTACCAAATTGCATCGGCTTCTGGTAACACTTTAACTTACGTTACAGCTCCATTAGCTCCTACGTTCTTAGGAATTAAAATCGTTCTTGCAGAAGGTATGCCAACTTCAACTATGGTACTTGCGTTAAAGACAGATCTTATATACGCATTCGACTCTGATGGAGACTCTAAAGCGTTAAAAGCTGTTAACCTTGCTGATACGGTTGCAGAACCTTACTTGCGTACACGTGCTAACTTGAAAGCTGGATTCTCTTACACGAACCCTTCACAGATTGTTGTTTACAACGTTTGTTTCGACTAGTCAATAACTAACTAAATAACGGGGGTGGGTAATGCGCCCGCCCCTTTTTTTTCACTTTAAAACTTAGAAAATATGGCTGTTTGTAGCACTTTACAAGAAATCCTCAAGGGATGTGACCCGAATAGTGGGGGAATTTACACCCTATTAATAAACCAACAAGATAACATCGGAAATTTAACGGTTGACGAAACTGGTACTAACTGGATTGTAACAGCAATTCCAACAACAGAACCTTTCATTCCGTTAGAGTTCAAACGTAATACTGGTAACTATACAGAAGAAGGCGCTATCGACCTAGTAAATGGTTCGTCTTATGTTACTCAAACTATTAACCTAATGTTCCACAGACGCGACCAAGAAAAATCCAAAGCGATTAAAGTTCTTGGGGCTGGTCAACAATACCTTACAGCGGTTGTAGGTGATGCAAATGGTAAGTTTTGGTATTTCCCGTTCTTACAAGTTACTGCATACGGTGAAGGTTCTGGAACGGCTCGCGCTGACGGTTCTAAATACTCGTTAGTTCTTACAGCTGAAAACGCGGAACTTGCATACGAAGTAGATTCAGACATTATCGCTGGTTTAACAGCTTAATTAGTTTAGTTACATTCTAGAAACGTAACACTTATAACGACCCTACCTTAATCGGTGGGGTTTTGTTTTTTGAACAAGCCCCGAAACTAAAATAATATAGTTATGATTTACATTGAAAAAGGACAAGTTAACACGTTTGCTTTGACGCTGTCAGAAGTTACAACGCTAGTAGACCCTTTTTATTTATTCGTGTTTGAAGACGAATTTAACACGGCTATAGACCCGATTCTTTGGGAGGGCGTAGATACGTCAAACTATCCGTACCGATACAATCTATTCACAATGGAAGAAGGCGTGGACGTAGACCTTTTAAAAGGGCAATACACGTACAAAGTGTACGAAAGTCCTACGGAAATAGACGATAACACGAACACAGACGAATTAAACTTAATCGAAGAAGGGCGCATGGTGGTAAGCGGTGTCGCTGTTTCTTCAATATATGAATAACATGGGTATTTTTGACAGATTTAAACAACAAAAAATAGAAGTTTCAGAAGGTTATCAATCCTTTTCAACTCCATTTGGTAAGATAGGTAACGCGAACTTGTCGCTACCTTACGTAAACGGACGTTACCAAGTGGCTGGCTACATTCCTTTTGGACAAGACAACCTATTCCCGGAAACTTTAAACCAGTTATATTTTACTAGTCCGTTACACGGGGCAATAGTTGATTTTAAAGTGAACGCTACTATAGGCGCTGGCTACCAATTAAAGACGGACAAGCTAACGCCACAAGAAAAACTAGACCTTTATACGTTTGAAAAGAAAATGAAGCTAGCTAAATCGGTAAGACTAGTAGCTAAACAAATTGTCTTACACAACCGCGTTTACTTCATGATTCACTTTGACGACAAACACAAGGTTAAAAAAGTAGAAAATATTAGCCCCGAAAAAGTACGTATTAACCGCGCAAAAGATTGTTACTTTTTATGTGACGACTGGGCGTCAAGAATCGACGTAATCCCAGTTACTAAATACCACCCGTTAAACACGGACAAATGCCAGCTTTACGCTTACGAATTGCCGTCAATTGGTCAAGATTTTTATAGTTTGCCGACATATTCGAGTGCTTTAAATTTTGCGTTTCTTTCGGGCGAACTGAGTTACTTTGCAAAATCAAATATTCAAAACTCTATTTTCCCGTCTTTTGCAATGATGTTTCCTAAACGTCCACAAAGTGAAGAAGAAAAAAAGATGCTACGCGATTCGATAGAGCGGATGAAAGGAGCTTCCAACGCGGGCAAAGGAATTGCATTTTTTGCTAATAGTCCAGAACAACTTCCAAAGATTGAAAGTATACCAACAAATTCAAACGACAAACTATTTCAAGAAGCTAGCGGACTAAACACCGAACAAATTTGCTTTGCGCATACAATCGACCCTATCTTAATGGGTGTGCGTACTACGGGCGCGTTAGGTAACGGCGCAGACATTAAACAAGCCTATATTATTTTTGAAAAGAATGTAGTTATTCCTTTGCGTGAAATGGTAGAAGAAGTCTTTACGGAATTGCTTTTAATCTGCAAACAAAAAGCGGACTTTACTATTAAGAATTTCCAAATAATTAATGAAACTATTGTAGAAGTAGAAGGCGACGCTAGTAAAACACAAGACGCACTTAATGCAATGAGTCCACTAGTAGCGACAAAGGTACTTAATACAATGACAACTAACGAAGTTCGCGCCCTTGCAAGTTTAGCACCTATAGAAGGAGGCGACGTAGTACCAACAGCAACACCAGCAACACCTTTATAAAATGCTATACTTTATAACAGAAACATACTTAAAAACGAACACGCCAATAACGGCGAACGTAGACGTAACAGACGTAACGCCTTACATTAAGACACAAGCGGATTTAAGAGTACAACCGATATTAGGGAGTGTATTTTACAACGCTTTACTTGCTGATTATAACGCACAAACGTTAAACCCAGACGAAGAAACGCTAGTAGGATTTATACAACCCGTTGTAGCGTGGCGTTCCGCAGAAGACGCTGTTTTCGGTCTTACATACCAACTTAAAAACAAAGGTCTACAAACTCAATTCGGTGATAACAGCGGTTCTGTAAGTCGCGCAGAAGTAGCTTTCGGAATGGAACATTACGCACAAAAGGCGAGTTTCTTTGAGCAAAGATTGATTAGATATTTACTAGCTAATAAAAACTTATTTCCTTTATTCACAAGCCTACAAAATAGGGACACAGATTTACGTCCTCAGATTGAAAGTTGTGACTGCGTAGGAACGTGTTACGGACGTTGTGGACAGCGTTACAATGACAACGGATATAACAACCAAATAATGGTATTCTAATGAAGTCTAAACTATCCGTATTTCTATTATCTACGCTTGCGATTTTATCGCCAGTTAAACCGCTTATTTTAGTTGCTGTTTTAGCTATTATTTTAGACACGTGTTTCGGTATCTGGCGAAGCGTAAAGAAAAACGGCTGGTCTTCTATTCGATCACGTAGACTTTCACACACTATTTCTAAGTCTTTGCTGTATTCTGGTGCTATTGTATTCATTTTCTTAATGGAAAAGTTCGTAGTTGCCGACATTCTAGGTCACTTTATTGCTATTGATTTAGTGTTAACCAAAGCCTTTACGTTCTTTTGCGTAATTACAGAAGTAAAAAGTATTAACGAAAGCTATTTTAGTGTAACTGGCGTTAATGTTTGGGACAAGTTTATACAATTTTTGAAACGTTCAAAAGAACAAATAGAGGAGTTAAAATGAAACTAGACATAAGTAAGATTAAACAAGTTCGTTTAAAGGAAAGTCAATACTTCAAAGAAGACGCACCGAAAACACAGATTTACCTACACCATACAGCTGGAAATGGAAACGCAGAAGGCGTATCTAGGTACTGGAATGGTAACGAAACACGAATCGGAACGGCTTTTATCATTGGTGAAGACGGAACTATAGTACAATGTTTCAGTTCTAAACACTGGGCTTGGCATTTAGGTATTGATAACCAAGACTTTGCTGTTAACGGCGCTAAATACCAAAACTTAAACAAGTCATCTATTGGTATCGAGGTCTGTAATTGGGGCTACCTTACTAAACGTGGCGACAAGTTTTACAATTACGCTGGCGGTGTCGTTAAACCCGAAAACGTTACTACCTTAGAAACATCATTTAAGGGCTTTAAACATTGGTATAAATACAGCGACAAACAAATAGAATCACTACGTCAACTTGTGGAGTATTTGTGTGATACTTACGACATTCCAAAAGAATATAACGATTCAATATGGGCAATAGACAAAGACGCGTTCAAAGGCGTTAAAGGAATCTTTACACATAATTCAGTTCGAAAGGATAAATCGGACATGTACCCTTGTCCACGTGTAATTGAAATGTTAAAAAACCTATGAAGTACCTAATCATTTTAGGGCTTTTACTTAGTTCGTGTTCCGCTCATTACCACGTAATGCGTGCCATGAAAAAAGGATATACTTGCGGACAAGAAACCGACACAATAACTATTTCATCTATAGACTCCATTCCGTACGTTCTAAACGACTCTATTTACTTCGAAAGGGTAATAGTTCAAAAAGATACGATAGTTCGTTACAAGTCATATAAAGTGCCTCAAACGCGATTCCAGACGCGTATTGAATACAGATACAAAACAAAAGTAGTTAAAGCGGACGTTTTAAAAGTCAAGTACAAAAACAAGTATATAACTAAATACAAGACGCGCTGGCTGTTTGTTATAATTGCTTTCGTTTTAGGGTTGCTAGTTAAGTTTACCTTTAGTGAAACTTTTAGAAGTCGTATTCAGTTGTTCACTAAATTAATTAAATGAAAAAAGAATTTCGTTACCGATTAAAACCAGATGAAGCCGAAATAGTTAATCAGTACCGAGCAATAAAACGCGAAGCAAATAGCTTAGGACTAGACGACAAAGACGTTAAACACGGTTGGTTAAAAACAAAAGACGCTAGTTTATTCTTTAAAAACCCCAACTTTGGAAATGGTGAAGCGTTAAATTTAGACTTTGTTAAGCTACTAGAAAACGCACCCAAGTTAAACACGGAAAAAGTAAAGCGAACTAAATACGAAGGCGAATTTGACAAGCTAGTTTTTACAGATGTTCATATCGGAATGGATGCAAGCGATAAAGGGCGTAGTTTATACCCGTCAGAATGGAACGAAGACATACTTTTCGAACGTTTAGAGAAAATGATTAGCTATACTTTGGCTAAACAGAATTCGAACGTACTATATATACTAGATTTAGGCGACTATTTAGACGGCTTTAACGGACAAACTACGCGTGGCGGTCATTCGTTACCGCAAAACATGAGTAACCAAAAAGCGTTCGACGTTGGTTTCTTATTTAAGACTTTACTAATTACTCAGCTGTCACCATTCTACGATAAAATCTACGTGCGTAATATCTGTAACGATAATCACAGCGGGGACTTTTCCTACTTCGTTAACCAGTTCTTTAAAACATACGTCGAACGTGATTTAAGAAACGTCTTTGTAACTAATCAGACTTTGTTTATTGACCACGAAATAATAGGTAACAAATGTTTCGTAACGACACACGGAAAAGACACGCATAATTTAAAGTTCGGTTTTAAACCAAAAATTGACCCGAACCAAATTAATAGAATACTAGGTTATTTAAACACGAACCAACTACTTAATAAAGGTTACGATATTATTTTCGAAAAAGGTGATAGTCATTTATATCTATTCGACTCGTCTAGTAGTGACGTGTTTAAGTATTACAATTACCCAGCGTTTAGCCCGTCTAGTAATTGGGTTGCTATGAACTTTCAGCTAGGAAAAAGCGGATTTATACATTTTAACTACGATACAGAACAAAAAAGTATAAACGAATTCTTTTTTTAACGTATATTTACAGCAGTTAAATTAGTTTTTGTATTCAAGAAGGGTTGCCAGTTGAACGCGGTAGCCCTTTTTTTATGGCTATAACCTTAAAGCGAATCCCCCTTAGCTAAATAATCCTTCTAATAAATAGCACGTGTCACACTTTTAGTATATAGGTGTGTCGCATATTTAGTAGATATTTGCGACATTCTGTAACATATTTGTCAAGTTTTTGTGACAATTTACTGGACATTTTTGTCACAAACATTTGCCACTATTTCGATTTATTGGCGTTTGTATATCGCAATACACATTACAATGTGCTTTGTAACGCACTTAATGGCATAAAGTCCGATATAAAGGATAAAACCACGTTATATTGTGCTTTTCAATACACCTTATCGGGTATAAATAACCGCACCTTTACATTAGTACCTTATCGGGTATAAATTTTTCCTAGTAAAATCAAGGGTTTTAAAATTATTTTGTAAAAAAGTAAAAAAAAATAGTTGATAAGTTTGTTTATATGGAAATCTAAACTATCTTTGCTGAAACAAAAACGAAATAACATGACAAATTTAGAAATCATTGCAGTAATCAAAGCACAAGAACAAGAATTGTACAACGATGTACAAAAATGTTTAGAAACGTTAGGCGCACATGACCCTATTACGGAATCAGTTACGACACGTTGGGCAACTATTAATAACTTATTAAATACATTAGAAGCATGAAAACTACACAAAAACAAAACGACGCACTAGATTTATTTATCCCAGTTGCATTATTTTTAACCGTTATGATATTCTTTATATCGACTAGAGTTAACTATATTAAACAAGACAAAATTATTCAAGACATTCCAGTACACGTACAAAGCCCAGTACTAGAAAAATACGGAGAACTAATCACTAAAAATAAATAACATGAACACTTTCGAAATAACAGACTACACATTTTCTCCATTTAAAATGGAAATTGAATACAGCTTCGACGACTATTGTTACACTTTGCTTTGTGACTTTAACTGGCTAGATGACGAATACAACGGGTCTTATTTAGACTTCGAGATTAATCCTTTACACGGAACGTTTTTCCATAGCACAAACGACGAAACGGGTACAATTAAAATAACACCCGAATACACGGAATTCATTAAAGAAAAAGTCAAAGAATTTAGAGATAATAGCTTATGGCTTTACACAGAAGCGTTGGAACGTCAACAATTTTTAGATAGAAACGATTATAACTATTGGGCTGATTATGGTATTTAGACTACAAAGAATGGTTCGCTTCTGGACGACGAAGAACCAACACGAACACATAAGAGGAACTTTTAACGAAGACCTTTACCGCAGAATATGTGAAATTAAATTTAATCAGAAGTTATGAAATATAAACTAGTATATTACAGCGGTTCGAATGTTATTCACAGCTGGACGTTTGAAAATAAAGCGCTTTGTAATTGGAAAAAAAAAGAATTAAGAACGCGTGGTCTTTGTTTATTAGGTAATTTTAGAATTGAAAAGGTATGAATGAAGAAATGAATTTTTTAGAAACAGCGCTTTTTTTAATTGAAAAAGACAAGCTAAACGAAAAGAATCGTAAGCGACATATTATCTATAAAAAATGTTATTTGCAGTCAAAACTTCGCGACTACGGAATGACTTACCAAGCTATAGGGGATTTATTTAATCAAGATCATTCTAGTATTATTCATAACGTAAAAACACACGCAGACCTAGACGAATACTATAGGGATTCCTACCACGCGGACATTCACGAATATATTGTATTACTAAAAGACTTCAAAATTAAACCACCTAAACGAAATCTACTTAAAGATATTCAGAACGCGAGAACTTTATATGCGTTGGGTAATATTAAAAGATGGCTTTTAGAAGATAAATACGAAATAGATGCAACTTTATTAGAATAAATACGTTATATTTGTACGTGGGTAAGCAGACCCTAATAAAATATTATTGAAACCTCATTTGGCTAGTAGTGCTGCTTCACGAAAACCGAATGGGGTTTTTTCATTTAAGCAGAAAATGAGCGAAAGAAAAGCAGTTAAATTTTATCGTAGTTATTGGGAAGTAGCTATGCAATTAAACGACAAGGATAGACTTGCGTTTTACGATGCGTTAATGTTAAGGCAATTTACTGGTGAAGAAACCAGTTTAAAAGGTATGGCAAACTTTGCGTACATAAGTCAAAAACATTCTATTGACGCACAAGTAAAAGGATTCGAAGACAAGACAAAGACCCCTTTAGTACACCCTACGCAAGGGGGTACGCAACCCCCTATGGTACAAGTACAAGAGAAAGAGAAAGAGAAAGAACAATATACTATAGACTTTCAAGCGTTGCTTGATTTTGTTAATCAATCTTTTGGACGAAAACTAAAAGTAGTTACTTCAAGTGTTAAATCATCTTTTAAAGCTAGATTAAAAGAAGGCTACAAAAAAGAAGACATTTTAAACGCTATTAAGAATTGCAAAGAGAATAAATACCATAAGGAAAATAACTATCAATATTGCACCCTTGAATTTTTTAGTAGGTCTTCAACTTTAGATAAATATGCAGACCGTACAATAGTTACCGAAAGTGATAGTATTTTAGCAGTCCTAAATCGAAAATCATGATACTAAAACAAGGCGACTCATTACAATACTTACTAGATGTAAGGGACGGAAAAATAAAACAAGGCTTGGGTATTGATTGTTACCTAGACGAACACCTACGATTTAAACCTAAACAACTAAACATTATTTTAGGACATGACAACGTTGGAAAAACGTACTGGATTAATTGGTACTTTTTAACGCTAGCTTTAAAACACAATCTTACATTTTGTATATGGTCTGGTGAAAACCAAAAGGGGCAAATATTACGTGACATGATCCAAATGTATCGAGGTAAACATTTCAGTAAGTTATCACATAGTCAAATAGCTGGCGACCTTGCGTTTTTAGAACAAAGTTTTATCTTTATAGACAATTCCAAACTTTACAAACCCGACGACATTTTGAAGCTGTTTAAAGATAGTGGCGCAGATGTAGGACTTATAGACCCATTTACGGGACTAGACCGCGAAATGTCATTTAGTGGAAACTACGAATTTATGAACCGAGCGCGTCAATTTGCCAATGAAACGGGAATTACTATCTACATAAACACGCACCCGAATACAGAAAGTGGACGAAGTAGTAATTTATACACAGAAGGCGAACTAAAAGGACACCTTAAAGCACCATTGAAAGACCATATAGAAGGCGGTAAGGCGTTCTTAAATAGGTGCGACGACATGATAGTTATTCACAGATTGATTAAACACCCCGACCACAAGTATAAAACGTGGGTACAAGTCGAAAAAGTTAAGGACATGGAAACGGGCGGTAAGCACACGGGAATAGATGAAC